CTACGCCCCCTTCGATTTTGCCAACTTGATCAGAACAGCATCGGTTTCGTCGGGCGAGACGCGGGCATAATGCTCGATCACGTTCGCCGCGTAGCGGACTGACCAGCCCATGTGATTGGCAATCTCCGCAAGAGACAGGCCCGCATTCAGCAGCCGCGTTGCCGCCGTTCCGCGTGCATCGTAAAGACGCAGCTCATCGGACAGCTTGGCCTTGTCCCGCCACTGGCGGACACCCTCGGACGCGCGATGCGGGGTCAGGGCCTTGCCGCTGGCATTCGTTAGGATCAGCAACCGGCCCTGCGGGGTCCTGTCGATCACCTCCGCCAGCGCGGGCGTGATCGGGATATGAGCAAGTCGCTTGCGCTTGTTCGTCCTGACGCGCAGGCGACGACCGCGCGGGGTTTGTTCGACATGAGCCTGGGTCAGTTTAATCAGGTCAGCCGGGCGCAGGCCGGTTTCACAGGCCGCACAGAGAATGCGGCGGACCCATTCCGGAGCTACCGCATTGAAGGCTTCCCGATCAGTCGGAGTCCAGACGATTTCCGAGCGGTCCACCTCGTAGAGCCGGTGCAGCTTGTGGCAGTGATGTTCGGACAGTTTGCCCTCTTCCACCGCCCAATTCAGGATGCGGACGGCGTGGGTGCCCGCCATATCGTGCTGCTTAGGTGAGTGCTTCCAGAGCGCCCGCCATGCGTTAACCTCGCCTCGCGCGCCGCGTTCCTCAAAAACAACGGCGGGCGCATCCTTGAAGTGCTCCGCGAATCGCAGGCCCCATTTCCGTATGTCAGCCCGCGACCGCTCGCCCTTCGGCATTGCAGTGCTGGAAAGGAAATCATCCACCATCTGGGGCGTCATGTAGTCGGCCTGTTGCGGGCGCGCGGTCGCCTCCGCATAGGCGTGAAAGAACGCCTGTTCTGTCGGATACTGCACCGTGTCCACCCAGAATTTCGGCCCTCCACGCCAAGCGTAGAAATGGAAGCGCACCGAACCGTCAGCCAGTTTGCGGCGGACGGGATGCACCTTGTTGGGGAAACCTCTAGGACGCACGGCCTGCCTTCCACTTTTCGAGCGGGGTCATGTCCGGCTTCGCAGCTCCGCCGCCGGTCCCGGCAATGATCAGGAACCGCTTGCCATCGGCGGTTTCGACGACGATGGAAACCTGATCATAGCCCGCAGCCTTCGCAGCTTCGAAGGCGGGCGTCAGGTCCGATTTACGGATTGCGGCGGGACGGCGCTCCATCGTCAAGCCTCCCCCATTTCTTCATCGTTCAACAGCCCGAGACCGATCTGCATGAAGCTCAATCCGCTAATGCTACGCTCGGTACGAACGCCGCCCTTAATCGGGGTGTACCCCTCGACATGTTCGAGACCGTTCGGGGTGAGAGACATCACCTCGCCTTTAAACGGAATGACCAGTTCACCGACGATCTCCCGGCCTTCCATCTTCCATTGGAACAGCTCGGCCAGCACCTCAAAGTCGGAGACGCGCAGGTGGAACAGGTTCTGATCATACCACTTACAGCTTTCCTCGATTCCGAGGATGGACGGCAGAGAAAAGATGTAGGCCAGAACTTCCTCTAAGGTCTCCCCCGTGAGCAGCTTGGAAAACTGATCCGGCTTCATGGTCTCGTAGCCCCGGATCGTTTTCTTGAAGCCGGGCGAATACTTGATTTGGCCGAACCGCTTGACCCGCTCAACGCACTGAGACGGGCTTTCGGTCGTCAGGATTGCAAGGGTCAGCCGGGCAGCGTCCATCGGAGTCATCTCCGGCGCGTTGCGCCCCCGTGCCCCTGACGTCAGCATCCCAGCCTCTTTCAACAGTCGCGCGTACACTGTCACCGTTTTTTCCGGTGTCGTGTACGCTTCTGCGATCAGCTTATTAAAGGCAGCGGACTTCACTCTATTTGCATAGCGCACAAATAACGGGCCGTCAACGCTATTTGTTCGATGAACGAATAGGAGAAGCACGGACGTGGCGACTATGCGGGCCGCTCAGGCCGAACCGGTCAACTGACGGGCTTCGAGCCATGCCGGGTCATCGTAAGACAGGCACGTGAAATCGCCATCACAGTGCGCGACGATCATCTTTGCGGCCATGTCAGCGGCGCAAGTTGATGGCAGTGCCATCATCTCTGCTACAAGCCGGTCGGTTCGGCGCCAGAACAGAGATTCCATTTCATCGTCCTGGCCCTTGCCAATTGCAGTGCACACGTGTGTTTTGGCGGCTTCCCTGATAGCCCGATAACGATGGAACAGGCGAAGAATCTCCGTCTTGCCGGGGTTAGCTGCGGCAGGCAGGGCCAGCGTCGCACCCGTGGCGGGCAAAGCGGCCAAGATGGTGCGTCTGGACATAGCGGAAGTGTTCGCGCGAACGCGGTCTTTGGTCATTGTCAGGGTCTCCTGATTAGGATATCAACAATAATTGTGGATAATGCGCGACAACCCGCGCGTCAACATTTTTTGTGGATATGACCCCAGCACAAGCCCGCGCAGCTCGCGCCATGATCGGAATGACCCAAGGTTCGCTGGCCCAGGCGGCTCGGGTCAGCCTGTCAACTGTTGTGGATTTTGAGCGTGAGCGTCGGAAAGTGGCGGAGCCATCTGTTGCTGCCATCCGTGCTGCGCTTGAGGTAGCAGGGGTTGAGTTCATTGCAGAGAATGGCGGAGGGGCTGGCGTTAGGTTAAGAAAATGACAGATTCCGAGATTCATGGTTTAAAAGCGGAGTTTCGCGAACAACGCAGTCGATACATATACTTCTTAATGTCGGCCGCAGGCGCCAGCATTGGTTATGCCATTACACAAGTAGATACACTTCCCTTTACCGCGCAAAATGCACCAATCTTCTTGGCATTCCTTGCTTGGGCCACAAGTTTTTGGTCAGGAATCAAGAGGTTAAATATAAACGCGAATGATCTGAGTGTTGAAATTCACTTCTTAAGTGCGATGGGGTCATCATTGCATCCACGAATCAAGGAGGCGCTAGAAGGTACAATAATAAAAAAGACGCGCCCTGAAATGGAAAGGAAACTTGCTATTTTTGGGCAAGCTCAACTTCTACCTCTTTTTTTAGGCGCTTTTCTAATGATTATCTGGAAAGTCTGCCAAGCTTATCCATCTACCTTTGTGTCAAATTGATGCGCGCCGCGCCCCGGAAGCAACGGGGCCGCGCGCTGTCGGGGTTACTGACGGGACTCACCGACTGAACCGGGTTGCTCGGGCCATGTCACCCAAGGCGCAACCGGCCTATTCCTTCCAATCCACCATGCGCATGGCGCCGGACACGTCTGCCGAAGGGATGCCGGCGGCCTTGGCCTCGGCCATAGTCTTGACGATTGCCGAGAGCGCCCGCGCCCTGCCCCCGGCGTCGAAGGCTTGCAGCGGGCGGATGGTGTCGATCTCCACGGGCGTGCCCAGCTTGGCGGTAGCTTCCTCGGCCAGCAGGGCGGCGATGGGTTGCAGGGTCCATATCGCCAGTTGCCGTTGCGCCTCCCGCACCACGGGGCCGGTGGTGGCGCGGTTCAGCAGCGCCGGCAGGACGCCATAAGCGGCAAGGATGCCCTCCCGGGCGGCCGCCAGCGTCTGGTCCGTCATGCTTCTGGACAGATCGGGGGAGAGCTGATCCGGCTTCTGGCCGATCTGCGGGTTCATCCCGGCGGCCGTCGCCTGGGCCACGCCCTCGATCACCAGAGTGGAACCGCGCCGGCCTTTGAAGGCGGAGCGCATCGAGGCCATGTCATCCGCACCGGTATCGGGCAGCGGCACTATCTGCGACCCCAGCGGGGCGTTCTCGAAAGTCTCCGCCAGCGCCGATTCCACCGCGTGCAGCAGTGCCCCGGTGAGGCTGGAGCGGCGCAGGGGCGCGGTGCCGATCCAAGGGGACACGGCGTCGGCGCCGATCCGCAGGTGCAGCACCTCGCCGGCCAGCGCAGTGACGCTGCGGTTGCCGCCAGCCTCGGCCAGCGACAGGCGATAGGCGCGCGGCCGGCCGTTGCGGGTGGTCAGTTCCCAATCGGTGGCAGGCACAAGGCCGGCGCCATCGATCAGGAACACCGCGTCCCCTTTCAGCGCCGCCGCGCGGGCGATCATTGCCATATCCTGCCGGGTCAGCAGATCGGTACCCGTGACGTCTGCCATGGCGAAGCCGCCCTCCCAGAGGGAGACGCAGCTTTGCACGGTGGCGGTCAGCTCCGCCACACCGCTGCGGCCGCTGATGTAGCTGTCCCGCGCCGCGATCACCTGCGCGGTGTAGCCGGTGCCGCTTGATCGGGTCTCGATCGGGCGGAACCAGTTTTTGAGCCGTTCGAACATGTCGTTACCTCCAGCGGAGCGCGGGGTGTTTCTCCACCACGCGGCGGGCGACCTCGCCCAAGGGTTGCCAGTTGCGCGCCTCGATCTGCGCCTGCGGATAGGCCGGCTTGGTCACGGCGCTGATCTCGATCAGGTCGGCCGCGCGGATGGTGCGCAGGATCGCATTGCCCCGTTGCTCCACCGTCTCGCCACCCGGTCGAACCCGGAAGCCGGGTGAAAGGCCCCGGATCAGCCCTGCCGCGCGGGCGCTGAGGAAGTCCCGCACCCATGAGACCGCTGCCATTTCGTCGCTGATCGTGGCATCAACGGTTAGGGCATCGTCGGTTTCGGTCAGGGTCAGGGTGCCGGCCGAACGGGAGGCCAGCGGCTTGTTGAAGTCGTGGCCGGACAGGAAGTGCACATCGTCGCCGCGTTCGATCCGATCCGCGAAGGCCCGGGCGGTGATCACTTCGCGCCGCTCGCGCCCCATGCTGACGCCCAGCACGGTTTCCCGGCCATAAGGGAAGGTTGCCCGAAGGCGGGTTTCCCCGCCTTCGGTGCGCAGCTCAAGGCCGCCGAGGTGAGCGCCCCAGAGCATTACGCGGCCGCCAGTTGCAGGCCGGTCAGCAGCTCAAGCTGCGCCGGACGGGCGACGGTCACGTCCATGGTGGCCAGCGCGGTGATCCGCAGCCCGCCGGATTGGGCATCGCTGTAGGGGTCGCGAATCACGTCCATGGCGCCCCACGACCCGACGAAGACCGGGGCCACGCCGCCCGCGGAAGTGGTCAGCAGCGACGAGGTGGCCGAGGGCGCGCCCGCCGGGGCGGTCAGGGCGTTGTGGGTCATCGCGATGTTGCCGGCCGGGATGTTCTTCACCAGCCGGTCCCATTCCGACACGGCCGTGCCGGCGATCAGGGCGCCGTCCAGATAATCCCACAGCTCGGGCCGGATCAGCGCCCGCACCGCACCCGGCGATCCTGCGGTGTTGCGGGTCATGAAGCGCGTGACGGCCGCACGGAACACGCCCCAGCTCGCCAGCGCGTCAATCGCCGTGGTGGTGATCCCATAGGTATCCGCGCCGGTGATCACGCCCAGCGGCTGACCGTTGGCCCCGGTGCCGAGGAACACCGCCTGATCCAGCGCAACGCCCATCGCCCCGGACATGTCGCGTCGCACCGCCTGTTCCAGCGCCGCGCCGGACTGTTGCAGCGTCTTGCGGGTGATCCGCATCTGAATGCCGAGGTTGTGGTCGGGCGCCATGGCGCGGGCGGCGGTGGTGTAGGCGGCCGGCCCCGCAACGTTGCCGCCCTCGCCATCTGCCCAGCCGGCGGAGACGGCCGAGGTGGTCACCGGCCATTCCACCGCGCCCCTCTCGATGCTGATCATCTGCGTCCCCATGCGGGAGGCCACGCTGTCCGGGAACAGCCGTTCGATGATCGGTCGGGTCTGCATCGGTGCCGGCGTGCCGGCTGAGACGGTCTCGCCCGCGCGGGTCTCCAGCGCCTGCCACGGCACCGGGATGCCCCGGAACCCGCCCTGCTCGCGCAGCTCGGTATCCTCGGCAATCAGCGCCGCGCGGTAGCGGGTTTCGTTGTTGCGGAATTCGAGGTCCAGCGCCTCGATCTGGCGCACCTCATCCTCGGTCGGGGTTTCCTTGCCCACCAACCCGGCAAGGGTCTGGCGGATTTCCGACTGACGCCGGGCGATCTTCACACTTTCGAGCATTGCTTATCCTTTCTGCTCTTCAGGGGGTTTGCCGGGCCGCTCCAGCGACTCGACCATGTTCCGCCAGTCCTGACGGTCCTTTCGGGGCGGGGGGTGCCCGCACTCGATCCGTGTTTTCCGGGTGTGGCAGCCGGGGCAGAGCGCCTGCAGGTTGCCGGGGTCGTAAGACAGCTCTGGGTGCGTCCTGACCGGTTTGATGTGGTCCACCTCAAGCCGCCCGCCGCAGCCGCAGGATTTGCATCGGAACCCGTCCCGTTCGAGGATCTCCATCCGCAACGCCTTCCAGCGTTTGGTGCGCGTGACCTTGCGGGAGTAGCGGTGATGTTCGCGCCGGATGCTCACAGGACTTCCCCTGTAATCGCGGTGATTTCGAGGAAGGCGCGGCCCGGCGGCACCTCTTTGATGCCGTCGATCCGGTAGGTGACCCCCTCATGCTCCAGCCGGTCGGTGCGGCGGATGTCCCGGGCGAAGACAGTGGCGCGCACGACGAAGCGGACCACCAGCAGATTGTCCCATGCCCCGGCCTGCATTCGCTCCGCGTCCGACACATCCCGGCGGCGCGCAAAGATCGGCGCCCCGAGATTGTGCCAGGCGGGGATCATTTCACCGACGTCGTTTTCAGTCTCGGTCGCGCGCAGCAGTTGAATACGACGATTGAGCTTTCCAGCGTTCACATCCATAGCATCCTCGCTTTGGCTTTCGGCTGTGCCGCGATACGGGCGCCCTGCGCGACCGCCAGCACGGTAGCCGCCGCCGCGTCGATCCGGCCGGTGGCGCGGGCTTTCGTGAGCTTCAGGTTGTTGGCGTCGTCGCGCTTGCAGACGGCATCTGCGAAGGCGGAGCGCAGCAACAGCGAGGGGGCAACCTTCACCAGCCCGTCAAAGGCCGCACGGCGGAATCGTTCGCAGTCCTCGCCGCCGTCGCGCCAGCCCTGACCGCGCCAGACCATTGGCGCGCGGATGCCAGCGCGGGCCATCGCCTCGGACAACTCCGCCTGTTTGTAGCGGTCCGCCGTGATCGCGCTGACCGGCTGGTCGGCGACATGGCGCATCACCTCCACCAGCCACGCCGCCACGGGCACGGTCTTGTCGCCCAGAACCGTCAGCTCGCCGCGCTCGTGCATCTCGACATAGCGCCCGGCGACGGCATCGGCCTGCCCGCGATCCAACAGAGAGGGTTGAGAAGGAAAGGTCCCCAAAGCTTCCAGCCGGCCGGTCTCCGGCCAGTAGAACGACGCCGCCGACATGGAGACGGAACCGCCGAGGTCGATCCCGATCACCACGCCGCCTTGGCGCGGCGGCAGGCTGGTCACCTCGCAGGTTAACCATTCGTCCGGCGTCAGCAGCATGTCCAGCGCCTCGCCGGAAATCCGCTCGTTCCGGTTGTAGAGCCGGAAGGAAGTTAGCGCCGAACCGCCCCGGGAAATCGCCCGCGCAGCCTGCGCCTCCAGCCAGTCCAGCGTACTGCCGATTCCATGGGGCGCGCCCGGGTTGGCGATCAGCAGGCTGTCGCGGTCATCGGCCGGCAGGCTGGGCGGCGGCCGGTGTTCCTGCACGTAGCAGCCCGGCGGCGGGGCGTCGATCCAACGGGAAAACGGGTGGGTGTCGTCGCTGGCGCTGGTGCTGATCAAGAAGGCGCGGCCACCCCGTTTGCCGAGGCCGGACAGCAGCGCGTGTTCCAGCTCGTCGCCGCGATCCAGCGCCCAATGCCCGCGTTCGTCGAGAATGGCCATCGTGGGGGCGCCGCCCAGGGCCGATTTGCCGTCCGCTGCGATCACCCGCAGGATATGGCCGCCGCCGTCGCCCTCGAATTCGATCTCAAGGCGCGGCTGGCGGCGATAGATCATGCGCCGGCGTAGCTCCAGCGGCAGGGAGGCGGCGAAGCCGGCGACGAAATCCCAGATGATCCGGCCCTGATCGCGGGTCCGAGCGGCGGCAATGATCTCGCGCCGGGGCTGGCGGTCCCAGACCCCGATCAGGCCGCCGAGACCGAGGCCCGCCGTGATCGCAGATTTGCCGTTGCCGCGCCCGATGCTGAGAACGGCGGCAGCGATGCCAGGTGCAAGCGCCCCTTCGATAAACTGGCGCTGAAACGGAGCGAGAGAAACAGGTTGGCCGGCGTTCGGCCCCTCCGGGATCTTCAAGCTATGCATGAATTGCATAGCGCGCTCCGCCGGGGTTTCCGGGGCCGGTTCACCCTCCTGCGCGAAAAGAGAAAAGTCATACCCTCGGTTACCCGTCCCCGCCAAAGTCGCGGCATTGGGACCATTTCCGAAGAGGTCGGCCTGATCTGTGTCTGTTTCGTTGCGCATCGCTCGTCCTCTCGCGCCTCTCTCTTTGTTCAACCGTCTGTCTGACCCCGCCTGCTCAATGGTGAGGTTCGGAGCGAAGGGCATAGGACGACTGCCCACACCGCGAGGCGTGGCAGTCCCCATGCCCTCCGCGTGAAGTTCCTGCTCAACGGAGCCGGTCCATCGCTTCTGGGCCCGTCCGGTCATGCGCTCCTGCCGGTCGGTCGGTTGCTGCTTGCGACGCACGAACGCTGCGCCGGGGATCGGGCCTCAACCTTGCGGACTGCCCTTTGCCTGTGATCCCGCCCGTGGTAGGCTGTCGCCCGTGGTGCCACCGTTGCTAACCCGAACCACCACTTCGGCCCTGCGTATGGGGTGGCGCGCAGGGTCGCCGCTTTCTCACCTCTCGATCACTTCCAAGTCCGGCTCTGGCGCGGCCCGCAGCTCATCCACGAGCCGCCGCATGATCCGTTCCTGTTTGGGGGTGGGCCGCCATGTCGGGCGCTTGCCGTGCCGGGAGATCGACCGCACAAAGCCCTGCAGCCATTCGTCGCCCTCGGCCATCGCGCGACGCACCACGCGCGGCCAGTGAAACGTCAGAATTTCGTCCAGCTCGCCCTCGGTCATAGCTGCACCCCCCGGTAGCGGGCCGCGATCCGGGCCAGATGCGGTGAGCTGGTCAGGGATTTGGCGTCCATCGGGGACCGGCCGTCATAGTGCAGCGCGGTCTGATCCATGATCGCCTGGGCAATGTCCGCGGGAATGTCAGCGGCGGCATTACCAAACCCGGCCTGATACTCGATCTGGATCAGGGTCGGGGTCAGCCCGAAATAGCTGTCCTGCCAGCGGATCAGGGGCCGGTGCCCGCCCATGAAATCGAAGTCGGTGAAGGCCACACCGTCGATAAGTACAGCCGGTGCATTCGCCACCTCTGCCGGACCGATGGGCAGCGCCAGCAGCCGTCCCGCCACGGGGTCGACAATGGTCAGGCGAATGGTCTGGGTCAGCAGCGCGATTTGCGCGACCTGCTCGAATTCCGCCGCCGCCGTCTTGCCCATATTGGTGATTGCGGCGTCTTCGTAATCGTCATCCTCAACCCGAAGGTGCAGCTTCAGCGCCCCGAGGTCGAAGGGGAGTGCGGCCACGGTGGCTATCCGGTCCGAAAGCATCCTCATACCACGATCTCCACTTCACCGATGTGCTGGAAGAACGCGGCCTGATCCTTGGCGCTCATGGCGTCGTGGGCGGCCAGCGCATAGGCTTTCAGCTCGGAGCGGGAGGCGAAGGACGCCCAGTGCCGGGGATCCTCCATCCCGCCGAGGAAGGCGGGCAGCGGTGCGCCGGCCGCGCGCAGGGAAGCTGCCGCGACGGCTTCGGTCTGTTCCGGTTCAAGGGTGTTGAGGGCCGCGAAGGCCAGCGCGGAGCGTTCAGCGACGGACAGCCGGAGCGCCGCAACGTAGCTGAAATTGCTCCAAGCCTCGGTATCACCCAGTGTCAGGCAATAGCCGATCATTTTGGACAT